TGTGGTAGAATTCACAAGGGCAATGCCTGACGAATACAAACTTGATGAAAGCATTGATACATTCACTGCATACAAAATGTATATTGCTTCCAAACCTTGGGTTGCGGAGAACTATCTCCGTATTCCTTCTCGCAAACCTGATTGGATTTAATTATGAACGCTGTTTATGCCGAATGGAATTCCAAATTAATGGAAGTCTTTTCCCCTAAAGAATTGATTGTTCTGGAAAATGTAATGATGTATCTTAACTATGAAAACAATATTGCATATCAGGACAGTATGTATGAAACTAAACGAGACAGTGGAGAAGAACCAGAATATCCTGATATTATCCCTGGCGAAGATCGTGAAATTCAGGAGTATGATATTTTGAATAGTATTTCTAGGAAACTCAAGATTCATCATGAAGGAGCACTCCCTGAAAACTTTTTTACTGAACCAAAATATTCATGTAATTGTAGTAATCAGTTTCGTCAAGCAATTGGAGGTTGATTATGAGTTCTAACTTTATTTGGGTGGAAAAGTATCGCCCAAAGACCATTGAAGATTGCATTCTCCCTGAGAATATTAAGAAGACATTTAGTGATTTTCTAAATAAGGGTGAAATTCCAAATATGCTACTTGCTGGTCCCCCAGGAGTTGGTAAAACTACAGTAGCAAAAGCACTATGTAATGAACTGGGAGTAGATTTTTATGTCATTAACGGATCCGACGAAGGTAGATTCCTCGATACTGTCAGAAACAATGCGAAGAACTTTGCTTCGACCGTCTCACTTTCGTCAGATGCTAAACACAAAGTCGTCATCATTGACGAAGCAGATAACACAGGGAACGATGTACAACTCCTCCTTAGGGCATTTATTGAGGAATTTGCTGGTAATTGCCGATTCATCTTCACCTGCAACTATAAAAACAAAATCATCGAACCTCTCCACTCCCGATGTGCAGTGGTCGAGTTCGGTATCAAAGGAAAAGAAAAAACCCAGTTGGCAGGATCCTTCTTCAAGCGTCTACAAGACATCTTGGATGCGGAAGGCGTCCGATATGATCCGAAGGTTCTTGCCGAACTGATATCCAAGCATTTTCCTGATTGGAGGCGAGTTCTCAACGAATGTCAGAGGTACTCCGTTGGTGGTGAGATTGATAGTGGGATTCTTGCATCCTTCTCTGATGTTGCCGTAAATGATCTCATCACTCATCTCAAAGATAAGAAATTTCCCGAAGTCCGAAAGTGGGTGGTTGCCAACCTGGATAACGATTCTTCTGTGATTCTTCGCAGGGTTTATGATGCCTGTTATACCTGTCTTTCACCTCAAACTATCCCTGCTGCCGTTCTTATTATTGCTAAGTACCAATATCAAATTGGTTTCGTTGCTGACCAAGAAATTAATCTCCTAGCAGCACTCACTGAAATTATGTGTGAATGTGAATTCCAATGAGTTATAAGAATCTGAGAGATGAACCAGTAAAAACAAACCCCCAGAATGTGAAAGAGGCAAATGAAGCACTCTTTTACTCTAAAATGAATCTTCCGCAAGCAGCAAAGCATTGTGGAATGACTCAGAAAGAAATGAAATTGACTTTTTTTGAATACCTAAAGTATAACCAACCTAATTATGATGAAAAACCAAATGTCTCTTGAAGAATCTTTAAAATTTGTAGAAGATGGGCAAGTTAAGTACAGAATATCAAATCAACTTTATCCGTGTATTACACTTGATAATGCAATTGAATATCCAAAAATAATTAATTATGCAGTTGCCACATATAATATGCTTGTAAGTAATCTTGAAAATTGGTTATTGAATCCAGAATGCTTTCATATTAAAAGAGCAATAAATCATCCACCTTATGATAATGTTCATTCTAATAGTATTGATACTGGTACTATTTCCAAAAAAGCTTATGGGATGAAAAAAATTGATTCAAATTTTCAAACAACAAAAGAACATGTATTTATGCCACAATTCATGATGAGGTTTGCTTTGGACTATCATGAAAAATATTTAAAATACCCTGAGAAATTTTTTAAATTGTTTATTCTATGTTGCCAAACAAGAGAAGTTACGGGTGAAGAAAATAGAAAACTTTCTGGATTTTTAAGATCTGGGAAAGTTTTGAATCGTAAAAAATATGATAAAATTCAAATTAAATGCCCATTGTCTTCAAAATATAGACAATGTGAAATTGAAATGGTTAGAAGAGAAAAAGGTAGGGGATGGAAAGATAAACCAGTTTATCCCGTAGACTCTACTATTGTAACCCCAGAGGGTTATGATGAATATGAATCACAGTTTCTTGTTGATGAATTTAAGTAATAAAAAATATGTTATCCATTGAAGATGCAATTTGGGCGGCAGATCAATTTATAGAATACTATTCTAAGTTTAATCGTATTGATGATTATCTTCGATATGTTAAAAGGAGTAGAATGGATAATGCATCTGGAAAATTGTTCGGACCTGAAGATGAGATTTTTTCAAATTTCAATCTTCATCCAAATGAAATGTCATTTTCAATTCATGAGGTAGATACTAATCCCAAAACAACATCTAAGTATAATCAAGATCTTTACTCAGAAATTTTAAACGATACTGCTTCAAATCCAATTGAGGAAGCAATTCCTGGCAGAACTTTGAAGTGGATCGTGACCGAGGATACTACAAATAAAATAATTGGAGTAGTCCGTTTTGGATCTCCAACGATTAATTCAAAACCAAGAAATGATTATTTTGGTGAAGTTCTTTCACTTTCCCGAATTAACAGTGAGTTTGTAATGGGATTCAATATTGTTCCTGTTCAACCATTTGGATACAATTATCTTGGCGGAAAACTTCTTGCCCTTTTAGCATCTTCTAATGAACTCAAACGACAATTTGATCGAAAATATGGAATTGATCTTCAATACTTTGAAACAACTTCACTATACGGTACAACGAAAGGGGTATCCATGTATGATGGTCTTAAACCTTATATTCGACACATAGGAGATACTGAGAGTAATTTTCTTCCACTTTTTCATGATGATTACTTCAAGGAAATGTTCTGGTGGTTTAATAACACTGCAAATGGTGGAGAAAGACTGATCTCTGCAGATAAGTCTTCAAAAAAACTGAAGATTCAAACTAAGATGATTTCTATCATTAGGAATTCTTTAAGGGGTCACTCCAAGTTAGATGAGTTTAATTCTTGTATTGAACATGCAAAGACTCTGACTGAAAAGAAGAGATATTATCTTTCTAAATTTGGATACGAACCTGAGCAAGTTATTGAGTGGTGGAAGAAGAAGGCATCTAAAAGATATGAGAAATTGAAGTCTGAAGGGCGCCTTAGGACTGAACTTGAATTGTGGAAACATGATAATGATTTGGAGATTATTCGATGACTTATGAATTGAAGGACTGGTTAAACTCTATCAATCAAACAAAGAAGAATCTAATTGATGAAGATCCATCACTTGAGAAGGATTATGCTCCATATATTATCAATCGTTGTTTCTCTGGGCACATTGATTGCTTAATGTATGCAAATGAAATGAACAAGTATCATTTCCTCTCAAAAAAGATGCAGTATGACTTTTTTATAAATATTGTGAGAACTAAGAAGAGATTTTCTCCTTGGCTCCGTAAAGATACAATCAAAGATCTTGATTATGTGAAGCGTTACTATGGTTATAGTAATGAGAAAGCAAAACAGGCTTTGAGGATTCTTACCAAAGAACAACTAACATTTATTAAATCGAAATTTGAAACTGGAGGAACAAAATGAGCGTCGTTCAAGAACCTGTTGTAAATTGGACACCTGACCAAATGGTTGAGGTAATCCTAAATGAACCTGATGACTTTCTTAAGGTTCGTGAGACTTTGACACGTATCGGAGTTGCTTCACGCAAGGAAAAGAAAATCTATCAATCTTGCCATATTCTTCATAAGCAAGGTAGATACTATCTCGTACATTTTAAAGAATTGTTTGCACTTGATGGTAAACATGCAAATCTTACGGTAAACGATGTTCAACGTCGTAATCGTATTGCCCAATTGATTGCAGATTGGGGACTGGTAGAAGTCGTTGATGTTTCTAAGATCCAAGATATTGCACCACTGAATCAAATCAAAGTTCTTTCTTATAAGGACAAGGGAGATTGGATTCTAGAGACCAAGTATAATATTGGTGCCAAAAAGAAAAGGGTGGAAGAGGAAACCGAATAAAAAGGAGCGGGGAACAACACCTCGTTTTTTTTATGTCCTGAATATATAATAGTGATGTTGCCTTCGGGGACATTATTAACTTACAGACGCTCAAGGAGGTCTATTATGTTTGGAACAAGTTCGCTTACACTTTCAGTACCAGAAACTGCAAAGTATCTGATGGAGATTCAAAGAAATAGTATTGGATTAGATGAGTGGTTTAAGAGGTTTGATACTGCGTATGAATCGCATACCAACTATCCACCATATAATCTGGTTAAGGAAAGTAGTATTGATTTTAGGTTAGAAATTGCACTTGCCGGATACAAAAGAGATGATATTAGAGTATCTACAGAATGGAATAAACTCTTTGTAGAATCAGGGAAAGTTCGTAATTCTGATGATGAATATTTGCATAAGGGGTTAGCAAAGAGGGCATTTGTTCGTAGTTGGACTCTTTCTGATGATATGGAAGTTAAAGATGTTTCTTTTGAGGATGGATTACTCACTATTAAACTGAATAGAGTTATTCCAGAACATCAGAAAAGGAAAGTGTATGAACTTAAATAAATAGTAGTGGGCTACTCACAACTATTGTTGCCGCAAGGGGAGCAACTGGCAAAATCCAGTTGACACTCCCCCATTTTTTTGCTATAATGACTTGAGAGGAAAACTAAAAATGTCAATTAAACTAGCACTATTGAAATCTGGTGAGACAGTTATTTCTGATGCAAAAGAATTGATTTCTGAAGAAAAATTGTGTGGGTATTTGTTTCAAAAACCACATAAGATCAATATCAACAAATCAATTCTATTGACGGAAAATCTATCAACAGATATTGAAAATTCTATTGATGTAACATTATCCCCATGGATTTTGCTTACACTTGAAGATAAAATAGCAGTTCCACATGATTGGATTGTAACAATTGTCGAACCAATTAAAAGCATAATTGAATTATACGAGGAAAAGGTAAATGGAAAAGATTGTGAAATGTCTTCTACTGAAAGTTGATCGGGTATTAATTACTGAAATTATTGAAGTTGGTTCTGAACTTGGAGAACCCGATTGTAAATTAATTAATCCATATTTACTTAAAAAAGGAAATTCTGATGATTATTACTTGGAACCTTGGTTAGATTTTACAAATCAGAAAGAACTTATGATTCATTCTGATAGTATTCTTACTATCGCAGATCCAACCTCCCAAATTGTTGAAAAGTATCTTGAATTAACTGCATAATGCGCTTTTATACAAATGTCCAAATGGTCGGGGATCACTTCTTGGTCCGTGGTTATGAAAATGGTAAGCATTTCATGACTCGTGAGAAGTTTTACCCGACTCTTTTTGTCCCCTCAAAAAAGAATACTGAATATCAAACACTGAATGGTGAATATGTTGAGGCAGTTCAACCAGGAACTGTAAGAGAATGTAGAGACTTTATTAAGAAGTATGATGGTGTAGAGGGTTTCAATATTTCTGGAAATGACCGATACATCTATCAGTATATTTCTGAGACTTATCCTGAAGATGAACTCAAGTTTGATATTAGTAAAATTAAAGTTACAACAATTGATATTGAGGTTGCATCTGAAAATGGATTTCCTGATGTAGAAAGTGCTGCAGAAGAAGTGCTACTCATTTCAATTCAAGATTATAATACGAAACAAATTCGTACTTGGGGTCTTGGTAAATTTAATAATCAACAGAGTAATGTAAATTACCGTTCTTTTACCAATGAGTATGATTTGTTGAATAATTTTATTAGTTGGTGGATGATTGAGGAGAATACTCCAGAAGTCATTACTGGCTGGAATAGTGAACTGTATGATATTCCATATTTGGTTCGTCGTATAGATCGTATTCTTGGCGAAAAACTGATGAAGCGAATGTCTCCTTGGGGACTTGTAACTGAAAGTGAGAAATTTATTTCTGGTCGTAAGCATATCTCTTATGATATTGGTGGAGTAAGTCAACTTGATTATTTAAATCTTTATAAGAAATTTACTTATAAAGCGCAGGAATCTTATCGTCTTGATCATATTGCAAGTGTAGAACTGGGACAGCAGAAACTTGATCACTCCGAGTTTGATACATTCAAAGATTTCTACACCAAAGGTTGGCAGAAGTTTGTAGAATACAACATCAAGGATGTTGAACTTGTTGACCGATTGGAAGACAAGATGAAACTGATTGAACTTGCACTTACGATGGCATATGACGCAAAGGCAAACTATGCTGATGTATTCTCTCAGGTTCGTATGTGGGATACAATTATCTATAACTATCTGAAAAAAAGGAATATTGTGATTCCTCCAAATGTGAGGTCTGATAAGGATTCCAAGTATGCTGGTGCCTATGTAAAGGAACCGATTCCTGGTGTGTATGATTATGTTGTCAATTTCGATTTGAATTCACTTTATCCTCACCTGATTATGCAGTACAACATCTCCCCAGAAACTTTGGTGGAACAAAGGCATCCTTCAGTAACTGTCGATAAGATTCTAAACCAAGAGATTGATTTTGAACCTTATAAAGAGTATGCCGTCTGTGCAAATGGTGCGATGTATCGTAAAGATGTTCGTGGATTTCTTCCAGAACTGATGGAGAAAATCTATAATGAACGAACCATCTATAAGAAGAAAATGATTGCGGCAAAGCAAGAGTATGAAAAGAAAAAGACAAAAACACTGGAAAAGGAGATTGCAAGATGTAATAACATCCAAATGGCAAGGAAGATTCAACTTAATAGTGCTTATGGTGCTATTGGCAATCAGTACTTCCGTTATTTTAAACTAGCAAATGCCGAGGCAATCACTCTTTCGGGGCAGGTTTCAATTCGTTGGATTGAAGAAAAAATTAATAACTATTTAAACAAAATTCTTAAGACAAATGATGTTGACTATGTTATTGCTTCGGATACTGATTCTATCTACCTTAATATGGGTCCTTTGGTGGAGACTGTATACAAGGGAAGAGAGAAAACTACTGAAAGCGTTGTGTCGTTCCTTGATAAGGTCGCTCAGGTGGAACTTGAAAAATATATTGAAAGTTGCTACCAAGAACTGGCGGACTATGTGAATGCATACGACCAGAAGATGCAGATGAAGCGGGAGAATATTGCCGACCGTGGAATCTGGACTGCCAAGAAGCGTTATATTCTAAATGTCTGGGATAGTGAAGGTGTTCGTTATGATCAACCTAAACTCAAGATGATGGGTATTGAGGCAGTCAAATCTTCTACTCCTGCACCTTGTCGTCAGATGATTAAGGACGGTCTAAAACTGATGATGAGTGGAACAGAAGAGCAGGTGATTAAGTTCATTGATAAGTGTCGTACTGACTTTAGAAAACTTCCACCAGAGCAGATTGCCTTTCCAAGAACTGCTTCTGATGTTCGTAAGTATCGTTCTCATTCGGACATTTATGCTAAAGGAACACCCATTCATATTCGTGGTGCTCTTCTCTTCAATCATTATATTAAGGATAAAAATCTTACAAATAAATATTCACTTATTGGTAATGGCGAGAAGATTAAGTTCATCTATCTGAAAAAACCAAATATTATTCAAGAAAATATCATCTCTTTTATTCAAGACTTTCCTACAGAATTGGGTCTTGACAAATACATCGATTATGAACTACAATTTGAAAAGAGTTTTCTTGAACCACTTAAATCCATTCTTGATGCAATTGGATGGAAAACCGAACAAACAACAACCTTGGAGTCATTTTTTACCTGATGGATTTGCCTATTAGCGAAAAAGAATTGAATACTATTATTAGTGCTATGAGATTGGGTGGAGATGTTGCACTATATCAAAAACTTTGGACATATAAAATGAATTATCTCAATAAAGAAAAAACGGAGAATAAGTAATTATGGACTTCTTAAAAGATATTGTAAATGAGATTGGTGGAGAATATACGCAACTGGCATCAGATATTGATGAAACTGAAACTTATGTGGACACGGGTTCGTACATATTTAATGCTCTTGTATCTGGGAGTATCTTTGGTGGCGTATCTGGTAATAAAATCACTGCAATTGCGGGTGAATCAAGCACTGGAAAAACTTTCTTTAGTTTGGCAGTGGTCAAAAATTTTCTTGATAATAATTCTACTGGATATTGTCTGTATTTTGATACTGAAGCTGCAATAACCAGATCCTTATTGGAAAGCAGAGGCATTGACACAACTAGAGTCGTGGTGGTCAATGTTGTTACAGTTGAAGAGTTTCGTGGTAAGGCACTGAAAGCAGTTGATTTGTATATGAAGAAACCAGAAGCGGAACGAAATCCTTGTATGTTTGTTCTGGATTCTCTGGGAATGCTTTCAACCAGTAAGGAGATCAATGATGCTCTGAATGATAAGGAAGTTAGGGATATGACCAAATCCCAACTGATTAAAGGTGCATTCCGTATGCTTACTTTGAAGTTGGGTCAGGCAAACATTCCAATGATTGTAACGAATCACATATATCAAGTTATTGGTTCTTATGTTCCTACTCAAGAAATGGGGGGAGGATCTGGGCTTAAGTATGCTGCTTCTACCATTATTCATTTGGGCAAAAAGAAAGAAAAGGATGGAACAGAAGTCATTGGAAACATCATTAAAGCAAAAAGCATCAAGTCTAGATTGAGTAAAGAAAATCAAGATGTTGAGATTCGTCTTTATTATGATGAACGTGGTCTTGATAAGTACTATGGTCTTCTTGAACTTGGTGAGATTGGTGGACTCTGGAAAAATGTTGCCGGACGTTATGAAATGGATGGGAAAAAAATATATGGAAAGGAGATATTAAAAAATCCAGAACAATATTTTACACCTCAAGTATTACAAGCACTTGATGAAATTGCTAGGCAAAAATTTTCTTATGGGAAATGATATAAATAAGTATGGTTACTAACCATACACAAATGTTTATAGATACGCACCATATAATACCAAGATCTGAAGGTGGAACTGATGATTCAAAAAATCTTGTTAAACTTCCAAGAAGATTACATCAAGAAGTTCATCATCGTAGGTGGTTAGTTGGTGGATCTATTAATGACTTATATGCTTTCCAAATATTGGGCGGAAATTTATCAGATGATGAATTGAAAACAATTTATGAAGATCAAGTTTATAGATGTAAGAGGGATCAAACTAAATTGACCGAATCTAGAATAAATTCCGATAAATGGAAACAATCACATCAAAATGATGAATATAAACAAAAGAAAAGAGAACAGAGTATTTTATTAAATAAACTTGGAAAAATTAATTCTAAAGAATCGTCAAAACTTATAAGTGAAAAGAAAAAATCGGTAAAAAATTACAATTCAAAATTAATTTCAGTTTATGGTAAAATATGGGAAGATGCTTCTAAATGTGTGAGAGATGGTGGTTCTAATGGATTAAGTCTAAGACAATTGAGATATAGGGCAAATGAAGTTAATTATCCTGATGTATTTTATGTGTAAAAAAGAATTTAGTTATGGTGTATGAAAAACATCAGAATTATACAAACCGATGTTGATGTATCCAAGATACTACAACAACTCAAACAATATCCTGAAGATTGGGGGTCTCAAAAAAATATTGAGAATACCAAACAACAAGATCCAACAAAATACACAACATCTGCAGATGTTCTGCAGTTGATTATGGGTGGAGTTGAAACAGAAAACCAATATGTTGGTAATACTGAAATCTGTATTCAAACCCCGGCATATGAAAAGCACACGGAAGTTCTTAATTACTTAGGAAAGTATTTTAAGAAGATTCGTCGTTGTGGATTTTTAGCACTTCCTGTTGGGCAAATAGTAGGAACTCATATTGACGAGGGATCATATTATCTTACAAAAGATAGATATCACCTATCCATTCAGGGAAAATATGAGTATAATGTGGGAGATGAAAGAATAATTGTTGAACCCGGAACACTCTTTTGGTTTAATAATAAACTTCCACATAGTGCAGTGAATATTGGTGATAATGTTAGAATTACTTTTGTATTTGATGTACCTCACCATAAGAAAAACTTATAATTAAAACAATGGAACGACTTGAACATACGATTCTTAGAAATCTTGTTTATAATGAAGATTACTCTAGAAAAGTTATACCTTTTATACAACCCGAATATTTTGAGCAAAAATCTGAAAGAGTAGTCTTTGAGGAAATTGTTCATTTTATTGTCAAGTATAATTCTGCAATCACCAAAGAAGCACTTGGTATTGAGATTGAGAATCGGGTTGATTTAACCGAGACTGACATTAAAGATATTCGTGAAATATGCGAAACTCTGAATGATTCTGTAGTGGAAAAGCAATGGATGCTAGATACTACAGAGAAGTGGTGTCGTGACCGAGCAATTTACCTTGCTCTGATGGAATCAATTCATATTGCTGATGGCAATGATGGAAATAAGAATCGGGATGCAATTCCAAGCATTCTTTCTAATGCCCTAGCAGTATCTTTTGATAATAACATCGGTCACGACTATCTTCAAAATTATGAGGGACGCTATGACTTCTATCACCGCAAAGAAGATAAGATCGAATTTGATCTGGAATATTTCAACAAAATCACAAAAGGTGGCATACCTAATAAGACTCTCAATATTGCTCTCGCTGGTACGGGAGTCGGGAAATCCCTCTTTATGTGTCATGTTGCTAGTTCCGCGTTGCTACAGGGCAGGAACGTACTCTACATCACTCTTGAGATGGCGGAAGAGCGAATTGCAGAAAGAATTGATGCAAACCTTCTCAATGTCCCGATTCAGCAATTGGTTGATCTCCCACGCGCAACATTTGAGAATAAGGTGACAAGTCTTTCCAAGAAAACTCAAGGATCTCTAATCATTAAGGAGTATCCTACTGCTTCGGCACACTCTGGTCATTTCAAGGCACTGTTAAATGAACTTGCTCTTAAGAAATCATTCCGACCTGATATTATTTTCATTGACTACCTTAATATTTGTGCTTCCTCTAGGCACAAAGCAAATGGTTCTGCAAATTCTTATTCATATATCAAGTCAATTGCAGAAGAACTTCGGGGACTCGCAGTTGAATTTAATGTTCCCATTGTCTCTGCTACTCAGACTACTCGTAGTGGTTATGGCAACTCTGATGTTGAACTTACTGATACTTCTGAGTCCTTTGGTCTCCCTGCTACTGCTGATCTTATGTTTGCCCTTATTTCTACTGAAGAGTTGGAGGGGCTAGGTCAAATTATGGTAAAACAACTGAAGAATCGCTATAATGACCCAACAGTTTTTAAGCGTTTTGTTGTTGGTATCGACCGTGCAAAGATGAGACTTTATGATGTGGAACAATCTGCACAAAAAGATATAGTTGACAGCGGACAAGAAGAGGAGTATAATTATGAAGAAAGCAAACCTAAAAAATCATTCGAAGGATTTAAGTTTTAAATATGGCAACTATTGAACCTAATAAGTATATTGAATTTGTTCGTCAAACCACTAGTCC